GGACGACCGGATCGACACCTCGGCCGATGCCGTGCCCACAAGCAGGCGCTGGAGCGGCAGCAGCCAGCCGATGCCTTCGACGGGGCCGGTGGCAACCGACCGGACGATGGGGCCGGCGTCACCTTCTGTGTTCGGGTCGTAGTTGTAGAAGTCGTCACTGACGGACCCGTAGATCTTGTCGAGGCCCGCCCACCAGATGCGTCCGTCGTGGAAGGCGACGGACGACGGCCAGCTGGCGGCGTTGGACCATGCGCCCTCGCGCCAGTCCTCTGTGTAGTCCGTGCCGCCGAGCTGGCGGATCACCTCGGCGGATGCCGACGTTGTACTGGCCACGTCCGTCAGCCGGAAGATGCCGGTCTTGTTGCCGCCTTGATAGGTCAGGCTCGCGGTGATGGTGCCGACGATGGTGGCGCCCGGCCGCGCGGCCAGACGGTAGTAGACGATGAGATTGTTGGACGACGCGACCGTCGGGCTCGAGGTGCTGTCGTCAACGGGTGTGTTACTCTCGTTCGCTGTGTAGGTGTCGTAGGATGTCCAGCCTTCCGGCACGCCATAGGCGCGCTCAAGCGTCACCGTGCCCGACGCGCCGGAGCCATAGGTGATGTTTACGAAGAAGCGGCGGTCCTGCGTATTGACGCCCGTCACCCGGATCCAGTCGGAATACTGATCCTCGCCGGTGATGATGATGTCGGGCTGCTGGCGGGGGTGGGTGATTTCGAAGATGGACCCGACCATGCCGCTTGTGAAGAACGGCTGGTCTGCCGTGATCGTGACGTCGCCGGTGATCGCGGATGGCTTGAGCTTTTCCTTGCGGGCGCTGTAGCCGAGATAGGGGCCGGCGGTCGTGTAGTATTTCGACAGGCCCCAGGAGTTCGCCCCGCGGCGCTCGATCTTGTATTGCTGGTAGCCATCGCAGGCGAGGAAGATCACAGACCCAGACTGGGCGTAGCGGATCAGGTTGAGGTCAGCCTCCGCCCACGGCACCGGGATCAGCAGGTCGGCGTTCTTGTAGAAGTCGATGCTGTCGATCAGCCGGTTGGCGCGACCCTCATTGATGGCCTCGACCTCGATGTAGATGGTGCCGGTGCCCGGCGTGAAGGCAATGTGGTGCGTCCCTTCGTCCAGCGTCTGGTTGCCGATGATCTCAGCCCCGCCCGCCGTCGAGCCGACGCGGAAGATCACAGGCCCCCGGGCGACGGCGATCTTGATGCAGTGCAGCTTGGCCTGGTCGCCTGCCCCGACACTCGCCGACTGCCGTGCGCGGGCGTAGGAGTATTCCGTGCTCGACAGCACCAGCTGGCCGCTGGCGAAGGATACGGAAGCACCCGTCGTGGACTGGTTCGACCAGCCGCGATAGTAGGTCACGTTCGACGTCGTGATGGTGCCGGAAGCGACCGTGGTGACGGTGAACACATTCGCGTTGGTGACGGTGATCGTGTAGAAACCGTCGAGCGCGCCGCCGCTGGTGAAGTCGCAATAGATCACGTCGCCGCTCGTCATGCCGTGGCTGGTGCTGGTCACGGTCACAGTGGTCGTCGAGCGGGTGTAGGTTGCGGTGATCCCATTGAAGGCGCCATTGGTCAGCACCGTCGAGTGGTCAGGGTAGGTGATCAGGTTGTCGGCCGTCCGCACCCGCATGCCCGAAGGCGTGATCTCGATCAGCGACGTGGTCGAGGCGTTGAAGATGAACGGCAGCAGCCGGCACTTCTCGTCGTCGTAGGTCGAACCGAAATACTTCAGCCCCGGACGCATCGAGATCGGGCCCAGCACGGTCGGCACGAAGTTGACCATGCTCTCGGCGGCTAGCCGCATCTTCTCGAGATCGACGCGCGCCAGCGCCGTCCTGCCGACCTCGCCCGCGTTGAGGGCGAAGAATGGAACCTGTGCTCGTGCCATCTAGATCAGTACCCCGACAGAGGACCGCGATCGCGCGGCACGGATGAGCCGCGCATGGACCGGAGCCACGCCCCGGGCTTGAAGATCATCTTGGACTGGTCCAAGGCGTCCTTGTTCTTCGCAGACGCCAGGATGTCCTTGTATTGCGCCATCAGGGCCTCGGCCTTGGAGCCGCTACCGGACAGACGCTCGGCGCATTCCATCGCGAGATAGGCTGCCACCGCCTTGGCAAAGGTCGGAGGCCAGTTCGGGATCTGGTCATCGACGGCCTTCTCCTTGCTGATGAACCGGATGTAGAGCTCTTCCCAGTTCGAGTAGATCCTGTCACCCTCGTCTCGGTACATCGCCTCCTCGGTGAACAGGCTGTTCGCCGAGATGGTGATGGTGCGGACCCAGTTCAGCGGCTTGTCGAAGGTGAAGCTGAAGCCGGGGATCGGCGGCTGGCCGGCGTCGGCCGTGATCAGCTGGGTCTTGGTGGCGAAGTTCCACAAGCCCTCCGAGAACATGAACTCGACGGCATCGTCCCAGGCGTCGTCGAGGACATAGCGCGCCTCGGTGTCCTCGGTGAGCGAGGAAAGGCGAAGGTCGCCGATGGCGCGGAGCGCATCATTATACAGGCCCAACTTGCTCGGCATGGCGGCCTCACCCTTTCATCAGGCAGCAATCTTGCTGCGGTATTCCTCTGCGGCCTTGTTGGCCTCGGCTTCGGTGCCAAGCCCCGCCTTGATCACCTCGCCCTTGTGGACGACGCGCCAGCGGTCCTGCTTGCCGCCGTAATCGACGACGAGATCTGCGGGCATTTCCTTCGGGGCTGCGCGCTTGGCAGCAACCGCCTCGACGTAGTGGCGGATCACCCGCACCTTCGCGAAGGTGGGCCCGACCTCCATCACCCGGAGATCGCAGTCGAGGGCATTGTCCTCGGAGATCACCTCGATGATGGCGTTCGGCTTCAGCCGGTAGGCGAGGTTCGCCCAGTAGGTCGGCGCGGTCACATCATCCAGCGTCGTGCCGGCGGGAACCGTGGCAGTCATGTGGATCCGCACATAATGGCTGTGATCCATCGCGGTCGGTTTGAGAGCCTTCATCTATTCCTCGTGAGAAAAAGAGGGGGCCGGGATTGGCCCCCTCTCAAGGTCGTTAGTCGGAGTTGGTCGCCGTCACGGCGGTGCCATCCGACAGGTTGGCGCCGGTGGAGGCAACGGTCAGCACCGAGAAGATGTGGTGACCCTGACAGGTCGCCTTGGTGCTGATGTTGTCCCACTTGGTGTAGAGGATGATGTCGCCCTTCCTCATGCCGCGCGTCAGAGCGTCGGTGATGAAGTTTGCAGCATCCACATCGGTTACAGCGTCCGTGCCCTGGAGAGACCAGAGCTGCGGGCTGTCAGCCTTCATGGACGGAACCATGAGGCGCAGTTCGGCAGGTACATATGCCATTAGAGATCACTCCTTGTTAGAACGAGGCCGTATCATCGGTCGTGACCTCGATCACACCAGCGTTCTGGAGGATCTTGGCGCCGTGATAGATGGAATGACGGGCATAGCTGTAGTCATGCTCGCCGTTGTAGCCCACGTCCACCTTGATGGAACCGGTGTCGATCGCGTGGCCGATGGCGGCCTTGTGATAGACGTAGTTCTTCGCGGAAGACGTACCGACACCCGGAACACGCGGATGCATGATGTGCATCGCGCCCAGGAAGCGGAACGGAGCCTGATAGCTGTCAACCAGCGGCTTCGAGTTGACATAGTCAACCGAGGTCGCCTGGGCGAAGGTCAGGATGCGGGCGTAGGTCTTCGGCGACCACACGCAGGTGATCATGCCGTCGTTGTCCACCTCGCTCTCGTAGAGATCCGAGATGATATCGACCAGCTTCGCATAGGACAGCGTGATGGCGCTGCCCGAGTTGTAGTTGGTCGTCGTGGCGTTCAGCGCCGTCAGGATGGTGTCGTCCATCTCCTTGTTGGCAGCCTTCATGCCGCGCTCCTGAAGGATGCGACGGCGATCGGACTGGCCACCGAAGATGTCGAAGCCAGTGGCGGTCGCGCGGTGATGCATTTCCTTCAGCGTGATCGTCACCTGGGTGTCGATCTCGGACGCCGCCGGGATGAGGCCATCGACGCCACGTTCCTTCATGGTGTCGGCCTTGCCGGTGACGAGGAACACGGCCGAGGCGCCCTTGATCATGGCTTCGGTCGTGACGCTGTCGCGGAGGTAGGATTGACGCTGTTCGAAGGAAGCAACGTACTCGTCCCGGTACAGGATCTGAGTAGGATTAAGTGCCATCTGTAGCACTCCTCTGATTAGGTTGAGGGGCGCTTCAGTCGTCGGGTGTCTGCGCGTGCGAGATCGGAGCGGTGCCCGAAGGGGCTCCACTCGCGTTGCAGGGCTAGACTTCTGCTATTGGTTCAGTTCGGTGTTGCCGGGCCGCTCGTGGCGGGGTGCCGGCGATACTCGCGTCAGCGAGATTTCTTCTTGCCCGGCTTGACGATCTTCTTGCCGGGCTTCGGCTTCTTCGAGCCGACGTAATGGGTGACCATCGGAACGGATGCCATCTAGTCCTCCATCATCATATGTATCTTGGTGACCTCGAGGGCGGCGACGACGTCGCCCGTCGAGAACGAGCCGCCGATCCGCCACATCACTGCGTCGCTCTCCTCGAGCGTGACGATCACCGCCGCGCGAAACTTGCCGGCGCGGAGATCCTTCATCGCATCTCGGAAGACGCCACGAAGCGCAGTGCGGCTCTCGGCGTCGTCATCGGAAGGCGCCGCCGGAGCGGAGCCCTTCAGGTAGACGACCTTGTCGTCGCTCATCCGGCGCGCCGCATCAGAGCGGACTGGATGCGCTGCAGTTCAGCCTGCGTGTCCTGCGCCCAGTACTTCTTGCGGACGACCGGATCCGGGTCGTTCATCATCTTCATCAGTTCGGCCTTGCGGGTCTCAAGGCTCTGGCCCGTCGTGTGGACGTCGGTCGTGTAGAGCTCCGCCGTCGATCCACCCACCTTGCGCGAGAGATCGGCCATCAGCCGGATGAAGGTCTCGTTGTCTCCAAGCCTCGTCCCGTCCATCATCGGCTGAGAGAGGAAGTCTCCCGCCGCGCTGCCGAGGTGCTCCTGCAGCACGTTCGACATCAGGTTGACATTGGCGCGGTAGTCTCCGCCCCACTCGGCGCGGAGCTTCTCTTCCGTTTCCTGGCGCGCCTCGTAGGCGCGGTCGGCGTTCTTCTGCGCGACGATGTCCTCGTACTCGAGGAACCAGGACGAGATCTTCTTCACCGTGTCGGCGGGCATGTTCGTCTCATGCATCGCCTTGGCGAAATCTATCATGATCTCGTACTCGCTGTCGGAAAGCTCCTTGCCCTCCGGCACCTCAAACTCGTAATCCTCCGGCTTGTCCGGTATGCCCTTGGCCTTGCGGTAGGCCGCCAGCTGCTCCTCAGTGGCGTTCTCGGGAAGCTCCGCCGCCTCGTCCTTCGCAGGCTTCCGGCTGTCATAGGCAGCTCGCAGTTCCTTGAAGGCCTTCGCGAAGGCATCGGGTGCGGTGTACCTGTTCAGCAAGTTTTTCAGCTTGTCGTCGCCGCCCGACAGGCGGTCGCGCCAGTCCTCCGGCCAGCTGAAACTGTCAGCCACTTTCTCCGCAGCTTCCGCGGCGCTCGTCTCCGTATTCTCCGCAGGCGCTCCGGTCTCGGCGATCGATGCCACCGGCGCAGCCGTATCCTTCTCGGCGGGCTGTGAGCCCGTTGCTAGTTCTTCCGACATCTGTCCTCTTGGGTGTGCCGTGCCGCGTGAGCGGGGTGACGGCGGTTAGGACCGGCGGGTGTCTTCCCCGGTCAGGATCTCCAGCGGGACGCTGACGATCTTGCGGACCTGCAGGCCCACAAATCGCTTGCCCTCGCTGAAGTCAGTCTCCCGCGTGCCGCCGTGATCGTCGGCCCGCCAGGATTGCTCGTCAGCGCAGGCGATGCGCCCGACGATGGCCTCGAGCGCCCTCTTCTGCTGCTCGGACGTCGCCTCGCCCTGGGCGACCATCTTGATCGCCAAGGCGTCGGCCTTGTTGAGAAGCCCCGGTCCGACGACCGTGGAGACGTTGACCTCGACAGGACGCCACGGGCGCCAAGGCTGCAGTTTAGCCACCCATCATCCCCGCGGCTTGTGGGCTGGGCCCCTGCTCCGCCAGCTGGGCGGCGATCGAGGCCTGGCTCACCTTCTTGGCAACGTCGGCACCGGCGCCCACCATGCCGGCCAGCTGCTGCATCTGCTGCATCTGGATCGCGGCGGCCTGCTCCTGCGCCATCATCTCCTCGGACTTCATCCAGCCCGCCGGTGCGCCTGCGCCATGCAGCGCGTCCCGCATCATGGCGTTGACGTCGATCGCAGCCAGTGCCTCCGGCTTGAACTGGGCGGCCGCCGCCAGGATCTGCGTGCTCTCCTGGAAGGCCATCACCTTGCGCTTGGCCATGGCCTCGCGCAGCGGGTTCACAAAACGGAAACGCACGTCCTTGCCTCTCAATGCTTC